AGAGGGTTTCACTAAAGGTATGTCCGAGCTGTGCAGCCTCCATAGCAGGACAGGTGTTGGAGCAACTGGAGAATACTTGTCAGCTGATATCGACCGCCAAGTTGGTCTCGGTGTCCTCGGACTCGCCAACCTCTTAGCTAGAAATGATATAAGCTATGAAAAATTTGGCAGAGCATTAGCTGTAGTAAATAACCATGGATCTATTGTTACCAAAGCTGAGCATCTTGCCAGCGAACTTAGATATGGCATTGAAGCTGCCGCTGAAGTGGCTCGCTCTAATAATATGGTTAGAGCATTCTGCATTGCTCCGACAGCCTCTTGTAGTTATAGAAGCAAGGATCTGGATGGCTTTACGAGTACCCCAGAAATTGCACCACCAATCTCTCGAACAGTGGACAGAGATAGTGGGACATTCGGAGTGCAGACCTATAACTATGGGGAAGTAGAGATAGCAAGCGAAGTAGGCTGGGATGCTTACAAGAAAGTAGCAGATGAGATAATGATAATGTATGATAAAACAGGACTTCTTCATGGCTATAGCTTCAACTCTTGGAGTGATGTTATAGAATACGATGAGCAATTCGTGGAAGAGTGGT